GATTTCTTTGTATCTAACATAGCAAAGTCACATATCAAATCAAAGTCTTCTTCATTATTAAACAACCAATCAATTGCATCTTCTCTAAACTTTATATACTCTTTGTCCCTACCAGTGTAGGCTATGTCTTGCATAGCTTGATCCAATACTGAACGCCATAACACTATCTCATTCTCAATAGGAATATACTCATCCGCTATCGGCTTGGCCGCAAAGTATTGGGGACGTTTCATAAAATTTTATTCCTCTGCTTTAGTACTCTTAGAAAAACTTGTAAGGTTTTTCCATGCCCCTTCATTGGTATAGATAGAACCTAAGAACCCTAATCCTTTTTCCATTTCTGGCTGGAGAGAATGTTGTGCATGCATAGTATCATGTACAGTTCCTGCTACTTCTATTCCGTATTTATGGTTAAGCCAAGACACATCATAAGTTTGATTCTGTGCTACCTTGACTATTGTTTTGTCTTGTAATAAATCTGCCACCTCTTTCCATACAGCTAACTCAGTATGGTAATCGTAAAAGGTTTGTGACTTCTTAGTTATATCTCTGAATGGTACAACCATTGAACGCTTAGGTGATGGAGCAAAACCTATACAAGTAATCTCACCACTAGCTGTCTCAATATCAAATGATAAAGGATTGTCTTCATTGTTTTCTTCTCTACATTCTTTAAAGAATGTTTTAACCTCTTCGTAAGTAGGCTCAATATATATTTCTCTCTCAGTGTTTACAATATCTGCAGTAGTAGATTCTTGCATGGCTTTCTTTAGATCACTAACTACTGTAGGTCTGAATGAATAATTTTTAAGAACTGCAAACGGACTGTATGTTGGCATGATCTTATAAGGTCTGTTTAATTTAGTTTTGTTTGAATAGGTAAGAGCACCACGATATGATCCGACTTTATCTATACTAGTCAATGCCCATAGTCCTAGCCCACCCATAGTAATTATAATGTTAGGGTTGAAGTCATTAATCTCTTTGTATAATCGGTTGATGTCTTGTTCATAGTCTTGTTTTAAAAATCCGTATTGAGAAGGAGAATAGTTTGATTGCCACTCTCCCTCTTTCTTGATAGCCTTATACTCGTTCCGCTTGTGAAAGAAGAACTGAGCATTTTCTTGTGCTGGCTTTAATTGGAATGCATGAGTGATCATAACAGTCTGTGCATCTATACCTGCGAGTGTGCACATGGGATTCAATACTTGCTGTATGCCTCCTGTATTTATCTTGTTAAGTCTAGATTCGGTAGTCGTAGGATATTCTAAAACTATGCAAATAGAATTCCCAGAATCTGGAATCTGCGACTCAACCCGCTTATGTACTGCGTAATCACTCATGCTATCACAACCTATCTATTAATAATCTTTTTAATAGATGCTTGTAATATGTCTTTGTTCTTACCAACCATCTCGTGCTTTACAACACCCGAGAAAGACTGACCGATTGCTTGCTCAAGCAACTCGCCAAAAGATTGATCTTGGTCCATGTCCAAAGCATCTGTTAAGAAACTCTTTAACGACATAGCTGGATTCTTTTGCTTCATAGCATTAGGCGTTGCCCAATACTCTAGTCTTGTTGGTTCTGCATTTGCTATATCAGCCGCATCCAAATCTGATTGGATAACTCCTGTAGCTTTTACATTTATCTTCACTAACGGAGTTTGGTTCTCACCTACTCTGTCTGAACGATAGCTAGTAATTACAAAATCGTAACTACCCTCTGGTAAAGTAACCGTTTGTGGTACTTCATTTGGTGACATACTTAAAAAGTCACCCACGTCTGATCCTGTCATGGTATATACCTCCTATTTTGACATTGGTTTTGACAACTTCTTCTTCGCATTCCCTTGAATTGCATCAAACAATTTCGCAAGATCTAGCTCTGTGTTAGGTTCTAATATATCTAACGCAGGAACTTTAAGATCCATTCGATGATCTGATACAGTTCTTAGAGAACGTTCCGTGCCTTTGCTTGAACTCTTAGTGTCCACTCTACAAACACAGTTAAAGTATCGGCCCAATTTTGTAGATAGCTTTGAGCCAACACTAGTTGGATATGATTTACTCACACCCAAATCCCCTTCCATGTATTGCATGTGTGTTGTCACCACTACATTACACGGAACTTCTGAACCAGTTATATATTGTATGAGGTGTTGCACATCACGTGCCGCTGTTCCCCACTCTGGTTGAGATGGTTGTTCTGTTGGTTTCTTATTATTAAATACTAATGCACTGCGTAATGCTGACTCACCCATAAGAGTAAGACTATCAATCACGAGTACATCATCTTTAGTCCAAGTCTTTACTGAACCAAAGTCTTCATCTCCATCTTTCCAATTAGCAATTAAGTTTGCCCCCTTACGAAAAGCTTCCGCCTTACCGATTGGATCTTTAAGAGTTACATATGATACACGACTGACTCCCTCTGGAGTTAGCAGGTCTGGTAATATAGATAGACCATCATCGTAATCAAGTATACGAAGATTCTTTCCAGCATTAGCTAATGAAGCTAGTGCCGCAGTCTTACCAGATCCGCTGTCGCCTACCAGTAATAGTTTAGTTACATCTGCTGATGTGTGTTCTTTGATGCTTGCCATTTTTATCTCCTGTGTTTGCATTATATCAAATTAATTTCAATCCGTCAATAACTTTATTATGTTACTGCTAAATAAACAATACCTAGCATAACTACTATACTAACTACTGCAAAAAATCTTATCTCATGATTCATAGTTTATCCTTTCACTTTCCACGAGCCGTCTGTGTTATAGCCACTTGGTAACTCATTTGTTTTTTTAAAATTGTTTATCGTTTTATTTATATGATAACCTTCTTCGTTCTTCATAGCCATAAATTTATTTAGATGTTTATTGCTTGGATCTAATTTAAATAGTTCTATTGATAGATAGTCTATAATCTTATGATCCATTGGTGTCTTTAAATACTTACCCATTATTCTAACTCCACTTCTATTTGTAGTTCATCGGTTGGAAATTCAACCACATTATCTTCTTTCCTTAAGTCTTTGTGTACTTCCCTATTGAAGTCTGCTTCGACTACAGTTGCTCGGCGTGATGGTGCTTCATTACATATGTCTCTAAACTTACAGCCACCATAGTTAGCACAAGCAGTAAAGTCAGCAGGATAATAATTATCTTTAGCATACATATTGGATAAGTCTATCTTATGCATAGCATCTACATACCATTCTTCAATTACTTCATCGTTAACTTTAAATACTGCACGTTCAAAGCGTGTAAAGTTTGCACCAGTTTGTGCCGCCTCTACTATGAAACCAACAACAGGTAATTTTAATATATGTTTTGCCGCCCATAAGTATGCATACACTTGATTGTTAGGTGTGAAGTTTGCAAAGTAATAACTAGTCAAGCCTGTCTTGGTAGTCTTAGTATCTACTACATAGAGTTCATTGTTTAATTCAACAACCTTATCTATGCGACCGGAAAGTCTTTCACCTGTCTTAGCGAAGGGTACTTCAAATCGTTGTTCAAGTGCTGGGTCTCCGTCTGGCATAGTAGCTATCTTGATTGTGTCCTCCCAAAATTCTTCAGCTCGCCACACAATAGCACGCATGGTAGCCTCAAGCCCACGGGCTTTGTCTTCGGTACGTAATAGTTCTTCGCCAAATTCAAACAGTATTAACTTGATAGCATTCTTTACCGACTCATCTTTTGACTTGCCTTCAAATCTGCCACGATCTAATTCTTCGAAGCCTTCATGAACTGCTGAACCAAAGCCAGTAGCTGATGAGTATTGCTTAGACTTATAACCTAATAAGTTCTGATAGTTATAGTAGCGGGGGCACGATGAAAATGCCGACAAGCTAGAGGTATCCCATACCATTTGCTTTGCTGTCCCGTTGTTTTGCCACACATATTTAGGAAAGTGTGGTGCTTCTATGTATCCCATTCCGCTGTCCATATATTACTCCTTGTACATTTTATTTATTATTGCTTCGTTGTCTGCATTATTTTTATGCCAAGCACACAAGTTTGCCGCAACAGTTCTGCGTTCACCGTCACCCTTGAAAGGGTAGACCATGTGTTGTAACCAAATAGGAAAGATTAATAGCTTACCTACCTCGGGTTGAATAGTGCAAGTGGTTGGTGGTTTTAACATTGGATTATCTAACGAAGATGTTTTTCCATAGTTAAAAGCAAGATAGCCATCTGAATTACCAGACGCACCAAATAGATTATAGTTACCATCATTCGGACTGTTCTGTTTGGTTATCTGCTCGGGTACTTTAGTCCAAGTAGTTGCCGCTAGTCCAGTGAGGGCAGGTACACTGTGGTCGTGGATAGGATTGTAATCTCCTGCATAACTATGTACTGACCACATCTCATCTACACCTACCTCCATTTTATCTGGAAACAATTTACTTGATCCAATTCTTTTTACAAAATGTTTGATGTATTCTTTACCAAGTTGATTAATAGTTTGAGTGAAGTGTATAACTTTCTCATGTTCAGCATTCATAGTTAACTGTTGTCCATGTTGTATCTGCCCAACTAAATTACTTGAGTGATCTTTCCTGTCCTCTGCTACCATGAGATCATCTAAATAAGCATTAAGATTGTCTACCATTGACATAGGTATTTGTGCTTCCATAAGTATTACTTGAGGAAGTTCGTGCATTCTTAATTTTATTTCATGTTGTTCCATTATCTTTTCCCATATAGCTTAGTCCATGACCAACTGTTTAGTTTGCCAGAGTACTTGTTAATTAATACTAATAGTTTCTTCTTCATCATGCGTCCTTCAAGATCATAGCTAATGGGTCTTGATCAAACTGCTTAGGCTTAGTGCGTGCCGCTTTGGCAGTGATTCTCTTGCCAGCTTTCTCGGCGGCTTTTATATTGACCCGTGTGTTTCTAAGGTAGGCAATGATTGTCTCTATGCCCTTATCATCTTGAGCTAGATCGATTGGATCCATCTCTAGATATTCAGTAGGTACTGTTAGTTCTTCATTCGACATGTTGTTGCTCCGCTCTTTGTTTATCATCAAGTTCATTGGGTGATTCTACTGCCATGACTACTGCGTCTGGTATAGTCTTCAAGGTTTCTTTAAATACATTAGAGTCATATTGATTGATATCTTTGTTGTACTCAAGACTCTCGAGCAAAGCAGGTAGCTTTGATTCTGCGTCTGCCTTATCGTAAGCCTCAACCTCCCAGTGTTTGGTGTGCATGTGTCCTGTTACGACATTAAATTTTTTCTTAGGTATTAGCATATTTTTTCTCCTTTTTCTCTCGTCTCGTTGCCTAATAGATTCTTTGTATGAAAGTTCTAATAGTTTGTTTTCATTGTTCCAATAGTCATGGAACTTCATTAGTGTATAGTCTCTTCGGGGTCTGGCACTATCCTCACTCCTGAAATAGAAGTAAAGTCAAGCGGGTCTACCACTGTACCACTCTTCATCATCTCATCAATCAGAGGTCCGAGTTCTGCTATGTTAGCAACCGAGCCACCAAATATTTTGAGTGCCCCTGCTGTACCTACTGACATCATAATCATACGAAGACTAACTTCAAGTAATGCCCCCATCAAAACTCCTGTAGGATATTGTTTTGAAATATCTAACAAAGGTTCTTTA